TGCAACTAACTTAGCAAGTTCTTTAATTGTTACTGTGCCATCGTCAGGTCCAATATTAATAATTTGACTTACAACTTTAGGATCAAGTGCCATTTTCTCCAAACAACCAACACAATCATCAACATATGAGAAACAACGAGTTTGTTGGCCATCACCATAAATGATTGCAGGTAAACCACGGAGATTACGATTAATCATAATACTCATCACATTACGGAATGGATCATCATACTTTTGACGAGGACCAACAATATTATGTGGTACTGCAATATTCCATTCCATGCCATGTGTTTCACAGAGAATCTTTAATACATCTTCACCAGCAACTTTAGCAACACCATATGGGTCAACCGGTTGTGGTGTCATATCTTCTGTGAAAGGATGTGGTTGATTACCATATCGTGCCATTGATGTGCAATATACAAATCGTTTCACTTTGTTTTGTATTGCAGCAGAAATGGTTGCAACGGATGCTTCAAAGATATTCTTGGTAATAAAACTTGGAGAGAATACGGAAAGTCCTTCGTGTGCTGTAGCGGCAGTATGAATAACGATATCGGCACCTTGCATATAGAATGTCATACTTTCAACATCACAACAATCTACCACATGAAGTTTTGCACCTTTAGGTACATTATCACGGTAACCACCAATCAAAGTATCATTACCAACAACTTCGTGTCCTAGTTCCAACATTCGGTCAGCCAAATGGCTACCAAGAAAACCTGCGATGCCTGTAATAAAAATTTTCATGATACTCTCTTTAATATTGTTAGTCCGTTATTATTATGGCGTCTTTCGACCAATTGCCACTCAGGATGTGAATCAATGAATTCTTGAACTGCTGGCCAAATACCTTTGCCACCAAATTCACCACGGTCAGCAAACAATGTAGTATCATGAAATAAAAGATACTTACGAACTTTACCTGCGTGTAATTCTAATTCTTTTTGTACCTGCTCATAGATATGTAGACTGTCTACCAACATCAAATCGGTTTCTGCAATCTCTACCTTACGAGTATCATCAACATGAAGTGTTACATTACGGCCTGCATTTTTGGCTTCCTCAAAGAACTCACGAATGCCAGGTTGCGGCATAAATTCATAACTGTGTAACTCAACATCATGCCGTAAAAAGGCACGAGTGCTTTGAGCCCAACCGACACCTAGTTCGGTAACGTGTTTACATTCTGAAGTTAAAACAGATATTGTTGGCAAGTGTTCATGTATATCTGTATCTCTTGCACAGGCATCTTGATATTCTTTTTCAAAGTCCATTATTCAGTCCTAAAAGTCAATAGTTCTTCTTGTTGATATTTCTGCTTGATATATTCTTTCCATTCAGGCACTCGGTCATATTGATGCACGATTGCAAATGGCCGACCTAAAGATGTTTTAACAATGCCATCCTCAAACTTTGGTTCTGGTTCTAATAGATGTGGTCTAAATGAGGCAATTTTAGATGGGTCAACTGTAGTGCCAGCCTGACAAGCCCAACCATCTGATTGTTTAGCAAAGTAAGTTACATCTTTGAATGGTTGTGTTTGAATCAGAACATTATAGACCGCTTGGTCGCAAATAGGAATAGGTCGGTTGATTGCATTGAATAGAATGTTGAACACCATATCTTTTACATATTCAGACACACCACCGATTGTTCCTACATTGTATATCTCATTGTGTTTGAACTGCTCATGAACATATGGTCCATAGGCTTGCATAAGGTTCTCATTACCCCACGGTTCATCTTTATATCTCATGCCTTCAGAACCGGCAACTAATTTTTTACCTTTAAGATTAAGTTCTAACCATGTAATTGGATTTGTTTGAAAGTAAACATCTTTGACATCGGTAGTCACCACATGATTGTAGTTTTGCCAAGTAGATTTTAAGAAATCATAAATTGAAAGAAAACGAGCTACATGAATTGGTGCTTTGATATCATGCATCTTAATGATGATAAAATCTCGTTTGATTAATTCACCGATAGTTTCTTGTGAGGCATTACCCACAACCATGGCTTTGTCACCAGTAAAACCACATTCATCGATTGATTCAACCCATGGTTTTAATTGATTGTAATTATAGTTTGTAAATGCACCGATTATTAGGCTTTTTTCCGCCATGGGTATTCTCCATTATATTTTTCATTCATTACTTTATTACCATTTTCAAAGAATTCTGCATTAACAGAACCTTTACCACCATCTACTCTATAACAGGTTGTATATTCACTTGTGCAATAGAATTTAGGAAAGTGTTTTGTGATTGCTTGTAGAAACACTCTATCTTGTCCCCAACCACCATGCCAAACGCTTGCAATCTTATTTGCTATTTCTGTTTTAATGAAGTAACAATTAGTATCTATATGATGAACTCCATGATATGTTGGCCAAATACCTAACGATTCACAGTCATCAAAACAAACAAACTTACCTGCTTTATTATATACTTGGCGTAAAGAATAACACCAATCTAAACTTCGTGTATTGATTGTTTTAATACAGTTTTCAACATGAGACCGATATAACCAATTGTCTTGGTCGAGATAGGCAACATATTGTGTATTGACTAGGTGTGTGAAAGCGGCATAGACACGGTGTCCATAAAATCCATTGGCACCGACATTGATTGGTAGAGAACAGATGTGAACTCGTTCATCATTAACAGTCGAATCTAATACTTCTAATGTTTTGTCCATATATTGGTCACCATCAATCACAACATAACATTCTGTAGGATGACTTTGGTTTAAAACAGATTCAACGGCAGTTTTCACCTCTGGCGAACCAGTGGTTGGTATAATCACAGTAGCAGACATAATTTAATCTCGTGTTAGTTTTAATATTCTCTCTATTTGCTTCTCTATAATTGGTTTACGATTTGGCCAATATATGTATTCTTTCTCTCCAGTAGAATGTAACTTCTGAAGAAAAGGAATAATCATCTTTTCTACTTCAGCCAAACGAGTTTTATAATCGTCTGCTGTTTCGGCTGTCTTATTAACAACAGCATTATATTCTGCTTCTGATACAGCAGAGAAACCAAAGTCATCTTCGACATTGGCATATTCTTTCATTACTCGGTCAAAGTCAGTTAGTGGCATATTCATTTCTCAATTTTAATTGTATTTTTTCTTTTTTCAACCACTTTTGGCCATATAGATGCTCTAGCATTTTTTACTGGAGCACCTCTATCACTTCTGTATTGTGCAGAAAAAACTGGTTCATAATCACCTGTCAGCTTTTCACCGTTTGAATGTGTGTGATTAGCTCGAAGCACATAAAAATTTCCTTTTTTTACCAATTTAACTGGACCTTGTAATACTAATTGTATATTATGTTCGTTATATTTTTTTGAATTAGGTTTAAATTCGTCACCATAAACAGCTTTATTTTTTAAAGTAGTATCAAGTATTTCTTTTACAACATTAGTAGCTCTAGGAAGTCCATCTTCAAATTTTTCTTCTAAATCTTTAATAAAACTTTTTGTTTCATTATGTGTGTGGGTGTTTGGTACAATCTTCGATATACCTCCCCATTGTTGAAAATCCGATGCACGATTGCCGTCTTTATGTGATACCCAAAGAATCGGTTTTCCTTGTTGATCCAAAAAGTGAAAATCAGACTTTGGAGTACCTGCAGTTTTAACAACTTCAAAAACTTCATATATTTGATTTTTTACTTTTATTGGTATGGTTGGCTCTCCAGTTTTTTTACGAATTTCACTCATTTGTTTACGAATAGAAATAATTTCTTTTTCTTCAATGTGTGTGGTGCTAATTTCTTTACCACCAAATTCATTTGTTTTTTTTAAATTTTTTAATTTTATTTGAGTGCCTAATGTGGTATTAAAAGTTATTTCGTTTAAACTTTGTTTGCGAACAATTTTATCATAAGTTTTTTTGTCATATATAAGTTTAACTTTTTTACCATTCATTAATTCAAATTCACCATTATCTTTATATTTTTTTGCAAATATCATAAGCCTTTCTTCTCTTCCTGGCTTGGTTAATTCTCTTGCAGATAATGATACGGCCATATTTTTACCTAATAATTTGAATGTCTTTACCTGAAGTCCATACCTCAAGTTCTGTTCTTAACCTACCCTCAGATTTGAGAGTTTCATATCTATTTATAGCTTTGGTCCGCCACCACTCAATGACATTTGGTAGTTCATGTTTCTCATAATTTTCACCAGGTAAAAGTTTATCTGTTTTACAGTTCATGTAATCTACTGTATTCTTAAATCCATAATCAGAAATATAATATCGTTTCTTTTCTGTCAACTTTTTGGCATTTTCAATTGTTAAATTGAATTCATCACCTTCTGGTGTTCCTTTGAGTGCTGCTTTTGTTAGAGCAATAATCTTGGTAAATGTTCTGAGTTTTCTACTTGTTGTTGAAGTATCTCCACCCAACAAATCTCCAGTTATATCTTCCACATAGTTTTTTAAATCTGTATATCTTTGGCCGTGCATCATTGGTACAATATCAGATTCAGTCAAACCTTTAAAACGAATATATGGTTTCATGCCATCATATTGTGATACTGATTTGGTACTACCATATAAACTGGTAGTTTCAAATAGGCAGATATTCATATCATATTTTTTATTACAGATTTCTCTTACAGTATGACTGGTACAAATGGCAGATAGAAGTTTACCACCTAGGTAATTAAAACCAAATGGTTGAGATGGTACAATTACGAAACCCATAACACAGGCTGTATTGAACCGCTTGGCAGTATCTTCATTTTGAATCCAAACTTGTCCTAGGTAGTCATTACGAGGTTTCATATAGATGACTGGTGAACCTAAACGAATGAATCCTAGAATCTTTCC